TGGAAACTTTGTTAATAAAATGTCACCCTGTAATGGAGAAACACACAAAACTAAAATTACTTCCAACATATTCATACGCTAGAATTTATAAAAAAGGAGATGTGTTACACAGACACAAAGATAGATTTAGTTGTGAAGTATCTGCTACAATGAATCTTGGTGGAGACAAATGGCCAATATGTTTAGAACCATCAGGTGAAGTAGGCATGAAAGGTGTAGAAATAAAATTAAATCCTGGTGATATGTTAATATACAGAGGTCAAGACTTAGAACACTGGAGAGAAAAATTTAATGGTAATGACTGTGCTCAAGTATTTTTACATTACAACGAGATTGTAGATAACTCTTCCTACAACAATATATACGACAAGAGAGAACACCCTGGATTGCCATGTGATATGGCAAAAAGAGATGTCTAAAGAATTTTTAAAATTATTAAAAGAAATAAAATATCCAGATAAAAATGAAGACTGGGATGTAGAAGGTATTCTGCATGGTAAAACTAATAGACCTTATAAATTTGATCTAAGACCTTTAAGAAAATTTAAACAAGATGATTATGGCAAGATAGGAAACTTTAATACCAAAGCAGAAAAGATGGTATTTGATTTTAAAGATCAATGGATTATATTAGATATTGAAGAACTACATCAATACATAAAAGATAAAAAAGAAAAAGATTTTA